ACACAATCATTAAGATTGTACTAACTACAAGTTTGACTAAACGTCAATTTTACAAATATGAAAAACATATAATATAAATAATATCACACTGCTCGTGATATTTTACCCTTTTATAGTTCGGGTAGTGAACTTACACAGCTGTTGGAATAGTTGTGAGTCGCCAAATGGCAGGAGCATTCAAAAAGAATACAAATGATAAATCTGGCCCACCTGCGACATACACATCTCTATAATCATTGTATATGATATCTGGTGTGAGACCAGTACAGATAATAGTAACATTATCTCTATTGCTTTCATCCACTGGAGAACCCAAAGTTCTAGTTGCTACATTATTAGATAGAAACTTGAATCTAGAATATAATGGAACATTTGCTGATGCACAATTTTGAGTATTGGGATTGGTAAATGTCAAACCAGAAGTTCCGGTTGATTGAGTTAATTGAAGAAAAGCTGTTTTATAAGAATTTGATCTTCCTGAATCAACTAAGTTAAACACTTGATCATCAAGTCCAGCTCCCAAAGTTTCTCGTTCACGAGAAATAGTCATTCTGGATACTTCAATTCCAGCATTTACATGGAAATTCATAGAACCTCTATGTCCAATAAAACAGGAAGCAAACCAAGTTGATGGATGCCAATTAACAAAATTATATTTTTCAGTAACTCCAGATATGGCACCAACAGCTTCATGAATACCATTTGGATCAAATCCTGGAATATATGGAAAACGAGGAATAACTGATTTTGTAACAAAAGTCACTCCAGCAGGAATAGTTCGATTAGCAATTGAATATAAATATGCTGATCTATTATTCAAAGTTCTTAAAGAAACCACTTTTTCTCCATGATAAATTAAATTTAAATTGGGATCTGGTGAGGAATCTTTAACTCCAATATTCATGGATTGACATGTAGTGTCATAATCAACTTCATTAGATTGAATTGCATACAATGTTTGTCGAGAATCTATTTCTGTGGGTGCTGCAAATTCTAAATTATCGCTTCCCTTAACATACATTAAGATTTTAATATCAG